GCTTACGCCCCCTGCTGTCTTTGAACACGACTGATAGTATATCATCCCAAACGGGACATGTCAAGCGTGATTTACCAAAAAAACAAGGGGGCAGACATTATCATTAGGTTACACAAGGTCATTCGACCGCGTGTGACCTAATTTTTTGTCCGTTTGGAGGTGAGGACATGGCCGACTATGCTTTCAGAACCATCGAGGACCGGCGGAAGATACAGGAAATGTGGGAGGAAGGAAGATCGCCGCGAGAGATCGCGGGGGCCTTTGAGAAATCCCTGGATGTAGTTTATACCGAACTTTCCCGGGGCCGGGATGGAACGCGCCTGCCGGATCAGCGCCTGCGGTATAGCGCGGATCTGGCCCAGCGCAAGGTGCAGCAATCCCTGGAGCGGCGGGGCAGAAAAGCCGGAAAGCCCACCACCGGGAAAAGAGCGGCGGGCCTGTAACGGCCGCCGGAAAGGAGAACCGCATGAAAAGAAAGGAAATCAAGTGGCGGCGGGAGGGCCGCCGGGTAATGACCGGACGCCAGGACGGCGTGATCTTTCGGATCTGGACACCGTATGACGCCCCGGAAAAGGGGTATTCCGTGAGCAGCAACGACACCAAGGGAAGGGGCCGGGGCATAAACACGGCAGACCACAAGACTTTTCCGACCTGGGAGGCGGCCGTGGAGTTCTGCCAGCAGATCATGGTGGGAGAGGTTGACCTGGAAACCATGCGGGCGGAGTTCGACGCGGCGGAGGCGGAAAAGGAACGGCGGGCGATCCGCCGGGCCGTGGCAGAGGCCAAGGAGTTCCGGGGACACCTGGAGCGGGCGGGAATTTCGTACACCACCCTGCTGCACCTGGTGGCATTACAGGAAGGAATGGGCGGACTGGCCCACAATATCCTCCTGGGATATGAACACGGGGAGGGCTGGCCGGATGGGACCTGACGAAAAGGACACCGGCCCGCTGACGGTTTACATGGACGGCCGGCCGGTGGGGATTGCGGGCGGTGAGATCCCGGAGATCTCCCTGACGGCGGAGGAACCCGTGGAGGCCGTACCGTCGGCCGCATTCTCCGGCGGGTCCGTGACCATCACGCTGGAGCAGGCCAGTGAGGCCATGAAGTCACTGGCGGGGGCGTGGGACGCGATATGTACAACCCTGGAGCAGGCCGGAAAGGCGGTGGCCAGGGTATGGGCGGTCTACTGGAGGGCGCTGGAGTTCCGGGAGGCCATGCGGTGGGCCTCCGTCTACAACCGCCCCCTGGCCTACCGCTACCGGCACACCAAGAAAAAGCGGACCCGTAAGAAGTACGCCAAGCGGATCCTGGCCTGGTATCGGGAGGAGGTCCTGTAAATGCTACGGCTGACGGCGAACAAGACGAAACTTTACACACTGGTGGCGGATTATGTGGACAACCTGCCGCCTATGCGAAAAACCGAGTTTATAAAATACCCGCGCACCCCCGACTATGCCCTGGAGTGGGCCACGGAGCGGGAGAAGGGCCGCGCCTTTCTCTCTGCCTGCATGGGCCGCCCCCTCCTGAAAATCGACATTGACGAAAAAGAAACCGGCCGACTTGTACGGGGCGCGTGCAAGTACATAGACCTGCAGGACCTCCGGGAGCGGGGCATGGTGGAGGAGTTCACCACGGCGGCGGAGCGCCGGCGGATAGAAAGGGGTGCCGACAATGGCGGACTTTCTCCCGCTACCTGACAGGGAATACCAGGTGATTTACGCGGATCCCCCGTGGGAGTACCGGCAACACGGGACCACGGCCAAGAGCCGGGGAAACGCGGCCCAGCACTATCCCACCATGACCACCGAGGATATATGCAAATTGCCAGTGAAGAAAATCTGCGGGGGGGGGGCAGCCTGTTTCATGTGGGCGACTTTCCCAAACATCGCGGAGGCGATCAAGGTTCTGGAGGCGTGGGGGTTCGTTTACAAAACCGCCGCTTTCGTGTGGGTCAAGACCTACGCCAAGAGCGGGCGGCCGTTTTGGGGAATGGGCGCCTACACCCGCGCAAACGCGGAGGTGTGCCTGCTGGGGGTGTCCCCCGGGTTCAAGGCCCGGGAGCGGATCCGCAGCCACCGCGTCCACCAGGTGATCACGGCCCCCTTTGAGGGGCACAGCAAAAAGCCGGACGAAACGCGGCGGCGGATCGTGGAACTGCTGGGGGATGTGCCACGGCTGGAACTGTTCGCCAGGGACCGCGCCCCAGGGTGGGACGCCTGGGGGAATGAGGCGCCGCCGGAAGAATAGGAGGAACCCATGAGCGAAAAGCGGAGGCGGCCGGCCAGGCTGGAGATCGGCCAGGAAGTGGTGCGGACGCCGGAAACCATCTTCGAGGAGGCGCACGGAAAAGCCATCCGGCGGCCCATGCGGGGCCGCGTGGACTATATCCACCCCCGGGGGCGGTTCCACATCGTGGCTTTCGAGGTGCGCGGGAAAACCATCAAGGAAACCTTTCAAGGTGTGGAGGCATAACAATGAAATTTTTGGAAAAGAACGGGCTTAAAACAGCACAGACCCGTTTCAGGGACATTTTTCAAAGCAACATCCACCGGAACTATGCGGACGACCTTCTGGCGTGGCTGGAGAGGGAAACGGACTTTTTCGAGGCCCCGGCCTCCACCCGGAACCACGGAGCGCACCCCGGCGGCCTGCTGGTACACTCCCTGAACGTGTACCGCCGCCTGCGGGCCATCGTGTGCGTGGAAACCTACGGGGACACCACCTCCTCCGACCTGCTGGCGGGGGACGTGGAGGAAACGGTGGCGATCCTGGGCCTGCTGCATGACGTGTGCAAGGTGAACTGCTACCACACCGAAACCCGCCGGCGGAAGAACCCGGACACCGGGTTTTGGGAGGGCTACCGGGCGTATGCGTTCCGGGATCCCCTTCCCCTGGGACACGGCGAGAAAAGCCTGTACCTGATCCAGCGGCACATGGACCTGGAACCGGAGGAGGCCCTGGCCATCCGGTGGCACATGGGGGCCTATGACAACGCGGTGAAGGGTGACGGACGCGCCCTTTCGGCGGCCATGGAGGCCACCCCGTGGGTGTGGCGCCTCCACCAGGCGGATATGTGCGCGGCCTGGGTGGATGAACGGGAGGCGGCGGAGGAATGAAAAAGGTTCTTTGCAAGCCCTGCGCGGTGGAAACCGCCGCCCGGAAGGATCGGGAGGTCAAGCAACTGCCCGGACGGTCCGAGAAGATCACCTGCGACAAGTGCGGCCGCCGGCGCTATGGCCTCCCCTATGAGGTCAAGCGAGTATTTTTCACGGGAGGGTCCAGGAAATGAGCCAACGAAAAGCAAAAGAGTACCGCCGGGCCATGGAGCAGTACCAGGGTGTGGCGGCAGACGTGGACGACCTGAAACGCCGGATCGGCGCCATGGAGGTCCGGCACCGCCGGGAGGATCAAATGGCGGAGGCGGCCAGACGACGGGCGCGGGCCGCCGCCCGGGAGCAGCAGGAACAGGAGAGAGTGCGGGCACAGGAGCAAGCGGAGGCGGAGCGCCGGGAGGCCAACCGTCGCCGGAATGAGCGCCGCCGGCGTATCGTCCGGCGCCGCCGGATCACCGCCATGGCCTGCCTGGCCGCCCTGGTCCTGGCCATGGTGTGGGCCGTCGCTATGGCCTGCGCGGCCGTAGGCGCTGGCGAACCGGAAACGATCCTGCCGGATCCCGTGGCCGTCACGCCAATTACCACGCCGGCGGCCGTCCTGGGGGAGGATCCGCTGGAGGCGGAGAAGATCGAGGCCGCCCTGCTGGAACAGGGGTATTTCTCCGAGGAGATCCCGCTTTCCTACGACCTCCAGGACGTTATGCGGACCGCCTGCGCGGAATACGGGTGCCCCTATCCCCTGGCCCTGGCCGTGGCGGAGGTGGAAAGCCACTTCGACATGGACGCCGTGGGCGCCGTGGGAGAGGTGGGGATCATGCAGTTAAACCCGGGGCCGGAGAATACATACTGGATCAACCTGGAGGCAGAAACCGGAGAGGACCCGACCACGCCGGCCGGTAACATCATCTGCGGGGCCTACCTGCTGGGGACCCACATGGCCAACTATGGGGAGCCGGAAAAGGCCCTTATGGCCTACAACATGGGACCGGGCGGGGCCGCCCAGGCATGGGCCGCCGGTATCACCTCCACCGAGTACAGCGCCAAGGTTATGGAGGCCATGGACCGCTGGGAGGCGGTCCTGGCGTGAAACCCTTTAATTTCAACGACGGGAGCCGGGAGCAGATACGGAGGGACGCCCAGGCGCGGGCGCGGTTCCACCGCTGGCAGGCCCCGGGGCGCGCCCGGGTGGAACATCCGGCCCACGGGTCCGTGGTGGTGCCCCACGCCTCCAACCTGGCCGCGATCCTGAACGCGGCGGAGGTATGGCGGTGCAACTGGGCGACGATCCTGGACGCAAAGGTGTGGGCCGCCGATCCTTCGGAGCCGGTGGCCAAAATGCCCCTACATATTTAATAAAGGAGGACAGGCTGGTGATCATCGAGGAAAAGGGCCTGGTAAAGGCCATCAAAATCGCATACCGACACGGCGGATATACCGTCCTGAACCAGGGCGGAGAGGTCACGATCTACACGGAAGGCTGGTTCGTGCGGTGCCTGTGGCCGAAACTGCCCCGCAAGGCGCTGGCCACCATCGTGGAACACATGGGAATGATCCCGGACGACGGCGAGGCCGTGGCCATCGAGAAGGACAACCAGCCCCAGGCCATCATGGCCGGGATCGTGAGCGACGACGTGGACGGGTGGATGGGCGGAGAGGTGGCCAGCATGGCCTCCTATGTCCCTGTCACCTTCCGGGGGTATCAGTTATTCCAGGAAGTGAGCGGCCGTCAGGCGTATGGCGTGGATCCCACGGCCCTGGCCATCATCGAGCGGGCCACGGCGGAAATGGGATCGGCCGCAATTTCAGGCGGCCGTGCGCTGACCTGGAGCCACGACGGGGAAACCGTCATGCTGGAGGCGATCCGAAAAACCACCTGGGCGTGGGAGTGGGAGCGGACCGTGTGGGAGGCCCTGGAGAGTGTGGACCTGCACAAGAGGGAGGGTTGACCGTGACGGAGTTCGAGAAGATCACCGCCTCCCCTGCCGTCCTGGGCGCTTTCCTGGGTTCCCTTCCCTGCCTGGAAGGTCCGTGGGACGACGCATTTCACCGGGAGTTCTGCGACAAGTGCAAGGCGGAAAACTGCGACGCCTGCCCGCATGAGGCAGAGCGGAACAGCCCGACGTGGTGGCTGGGGCTGATCCACACGGGGACCGGGCCGGTGAGGACCGAGAGCCGGAACCCATACCTGCAGCAGGCCGCCAACCTCCGCCTGGAGGCCATGCACCAGCGGGACCGTTTCGGCCGTGACCTGCTGGCCCGGGAACTGGAGAGCGCGGCGGCCACCATTGAGGAACTGGCGGCAGAAATGGAGGCGCGGACCCATGGAGAACCGGGCCTTTAATATGGATTGCATGGAGGCCATGCGGTCCATGCCGGATCAATGTTTCGACCTGGCCGTGGTGGATCCGCCCTATGGGATCAGGATAAGCAACAATATGGGGCGGCGGAAGGGTGAGCGGCCGAGCGGATACAAAAAAGTGACCTGGGACGACACGCCACCGCCGCCGGAATACTTCACGGAACTGGTGCGGGTGTCAAAAAACCAGATCATTTTCGGGGCCAACCATTTTGTGAGCCTGATCCCGGCGGCGGATAGTTCGTGCTGGATATGCTGGGACAAGGGATTTTCCAGTGAAGTGTCCTTTGCCTCCTTTGAACTGGCCTGGACCAGTTTTGACAGACCGAGCAAGCGCGTGGCGCTATCCTCCGCCCAGGCCGGAAGGATACACCCAACGCAAAAGCCGGTGGCGCTGTATGCCTGGATTTTTCAACACTATGCAAAGCAAGGGGACCGGATCCTGGACACACACCTGGGGAGCGGGTCAAGCCGGATCGCCGCGTGGGACGCCGGCCTGGACTTCACAGGGTACGAGATCGACCCGGAGTATTTCGAGGCCCAGGAAAAGCGGTTCCAGCAACACACCGCGCAAATGTCCCTGTTCGGCGGGGGGGGTATCTGATCACAATATACATTTTTAGGAAAATGAAAGCCACCTGCGCCTGGTGCTGACAACACGGCGCAGGTGGCGATATAAGCGACGGCGAAACCGTCCCGGATACCTATATTATATCAGTTCCCCGGGAGGTTCGCAACGGATAATTTTTCGGCGGGGCCACGGCCCCGTAAGCGCCGGTAAGAGGCATTAGTAAAGTGACCAGCACCCGTAAAGGAGGGGGCACCATGCCATACGTACACAGGGTGGTGCAGGCTGGCCGGACCGTCGAACACAGGAAAATGCAATCCTTCCGGGTCCACACCAAGGGGGTCAAGCGCGGCCCCAATAAGGGGACCACCACGGAAAAGCAAGCCCGGATCAACGAGCGGGTGGCAGAAGAACACCTGCGCTGGGACCTGAACGCCAACTTTGACCACCGGGACCTCCACGCCGTCCTCCACTACTACGACAAGGACACGACCTTTGAGGAGATCCTGGCCCACAAGGCCGCTTTCCTGGCCAACCTTCGGAAAGCCTGCCGAAAGCGTGGGATCCAGTACAGGGCGGTGGTGGTGATCGAAACCAAGCGCATGACCAACCCACATATACACGTGGTGATCAGCCGCATGGACCCGGAGATCATCACCGAGGCATGGGAGAACGTCCCCAGGGGAGGCGGGGGTATCAGTTTCAAGCCCCTGGACCGCCGGGGGAACCATGCGAAACTGGCGGCCTACCTGATGAAGGAAAGCCGGTCCACCATGGAGAAGTACCGGGAGGCAGGAAAGCGGGGAAAGCGGTACAGCAAAACCCAAAACATGACCAAGCCGGTGATCACCTACAAGGTGGTGTCCGCCTCCTCCTGGAGGCATGAGCCAAAAGCGCGGAAAGGCGCGGTCCTGTATAAGTTCGACGACGGGGCGACCTGCAAAACCGGGTGGCACGAAATGACGGGCTACCCATACCAGGAATATTTCGAGGTTTTCAACGAATAGGAGGACAAGCCCATGAAAATTTACATAGCGGGAAAGATCGCCGGGGATCGGCGGTATCGGGCAAAGTTCCGGGAGGCAGCCAAGGTCCTGGAGGCGGCCGGCCATGTGGTCCTGAACCCCGCCACCCTGCCGGACGGATTGACCGACGGGGACTATATGCGGATCGCGCTGGCCATGCTGGAGGCGTCGGACCTGGCCGTGTTCCTCCCTGACTATCAGGAGAGCCGGGGCGCCATGGTGGAATGGGCCTGGTGTCAGAGGACCGGGAAAGAGTGCGCCCTGTATCTGGACATGACGGGAGGCGGGGCAAAATGAGCCGGACGACCGCGCAGGTGTCCTTTCTGGATGAAATCATCGTGGACAGTTTCGCCGGCGGCGGCGGGGCCTCCACGGGGATCGAACTGGCCACCGGCCGCCCCGTGACCATCGCAATCAACCATGACCCTGACGCCATTTTAATGCACAAGACCAACCACCCGTACACCGAGCATTACCAGGCCAGCGTGTGGGACGTGGATCCCCGCGAGGTGTGCCAGGGCCGGCCGGTGGGCCTGCTGTGGGCCTCCCCTGACTGCAAGCATTTTTCCAAGGCCAAGGGGGGAAAGCCGGTAGACAAAAACATAAGGGGCCTGGCCTGGATCGTCCTGCGGTGGGCCGGAACCGTGGCGCCCAGGGTGATCATGCTGGAGAACGTGGAGGAGTTCCAGACCTGGGGACCTGTCCGAAAGGGACGCCCGGTGAAGTCAAAGGCGGGCCAGACGTTCCGCCGGTGGCTTTCCCAACTGGAGGCCCTGGGCTATGCCGTGGAATGGCGGGAACTGGTGGCGGCCGACTATGGAGCGCCCACCACGCGAAAGCGGTTTTTCCTGATCGCCAGAAGGGACGGGGAACCCATTGTGTGGCCGGAGCCAACCCACGCGCCGGCGGACACCCCGGAGGTGCTGGCAGGCCGGAAAAAGCCGTGGAGGAGCGCGGCGGAGGTCATAGACTGGAGCCTGCCCTGCCCGTCCATCTTCGACACACGGGAGGCCATCCGGGAGAAATACGGGCTTTCCGCCCAGCGCCCCCTCCGCCCCAATACCATGCGGCGGGTGATCCGTGGGGTGGACAAGTTCTCCATCAAAGCGCCGGACCCGTTCCTGGTGGTGGTGAACCATGCCGGAAACTTCCGGGGGCAGGACGCGGCGGACCCACTCCAGACGGTGACGGCAAAGCACGGGTATGGCGTCGCCTCCCCCGTCATGGCCCCGCTGACCATGCACAACAACGAGAACGCCACGGGGACCAAGATCACCGAGCCGGTGAACACGATCACAAGCAGCGGAGCGGGAGGCCATCAAATGGTGATCACCCCGGCCATGATCCAGTACCACACCGAGCAGACCGAGCGGGTACGGGGGCAAGGGCTGGCGGAACCCCTTATGACCATTGACGCCTCCAACCGTTACGGCCTGGCGGCGGCCAGCCTGGTCAAATACTACGGGAGCGACCAGCATGGCCAGAGCGCCGGGGATCCGCTCCACACCGTCACCGCAAAAGACCGGGAGGGCGTCCTGGCGGCGAACCTGGCCAAGTTCTACGGCGGAGCATATACCGGGGAGGGGTCCAGAATGTCCGACCCGCTCCACACGGTCACGGCCGTGGACCACAACGCCATGACGGCCACCCACCTGGTCAAAATGAAGGGGACCAACCTGGGCGGCCCCATGTCGGAGCCGGTGCAGACCATCACCGCCGGCGGCGGCCACTTCGGCGTCGTCACCACCGTGGTGGCCAAGGCGGAGCGGGACGCGGATCTGAAACACTGGCCGGAGATCCGGGACCTGCTGAACACCTACTGCGGGTATCGCCTGGGGCCGGAGGACGTGATCCTGTTCGAGATCGGAGGCACGGCCTATTTCATGGCAGACATAGGATTGCGTATGCTGACGCCCCGGGAATTGTATATGGCCAACGGGTTCCCCCAGGACTACAAGATCGAGCGGGATTATACCGGGCGGGAGTACCCAAAGACCAAACAGGTGGCACGGTGCGGGAACGCGGTTCCCCCTCCCTTCGCCACGGCCCTGGTGCGGGCCAACCTGCCGGAGTGGTGCGGCGTCGAGATCAACACCATGGAGGAACTGGAAAAGGCGGTGGCGGTATAGCCGCCGGAAAGAAACGGAGGAAATCACATGGGCGTTATCGGGATCGGAGTGGGAACCGCCAAAATGGGGCGGATCTGCAAGGACAAGGCAGGGAACGTCACGGAGCAATCGACGGCCCGGTGGGACGCGGACCCCACCGGCGGATCGGTGGCGATCTGGCCAATGGACCCGGAGAAGATGGAACCGAGCGGGCCGGCGGAGGTGTACGGCGACTGGGACGCGGCCGCCTATCTCCGCCGGGTGGTGGAACTGATCCACCCAAACCGGCAGATCAACATACCGGACCTGGAGGCCATGATCCGAGCCGCCGCAAAGGCCGGGGAGGATATTTGTACCTACTGCCCGGACTACAACTGCCGGGACTGTATCGTGAATGAGTGGAAGGAGGATCCAGGCGATGAATGACCAGGTTATTTTGAGCGTGGCCAAGAAAAACGGCGGCCTGGAAGTGACCACCGGGGGAACCGGGCAAGACCAACTGAACGCCATCCGGGTGGCGGCCGCCGCGACGTTTCGGGTTTTGCATGGAGCGCGGAACCTGCCGGAGGAAATGGCGGCCGGGGTGATCTCCGCCGCCGTCCTGGATGGGATCCAGGAGGCTATGCGGAACGACGGAGGAATGAGGGAGATTACCCTGGAACGGAGCAGGAAGTGAGGCGGAGCCATGAGAGAGAAAAAGAACCTGCGGCGGGTCACTCTCCTGGTGACGGCGCAGACCGCCTACAACCTGGACAGGCTGGCCACCATGTGCGGGTATCGGGAGCCGGGCCACGTCGTGGATAAACTGGTCCGTGAGAAAATGCTGGAACTGAACGGAGGTAAACGCCATGAACGAAACGAAAATTGACTGGGCGGAAATGTCCTGGAACCCCGTCACCGGGTGCCGCCATGGGTGCCCCTACTGCTACGCCAGGAGAACCGCGCACCGCTTTGACGCCGGCCTGGAGGACCACGCAAGCACGGACGGCCTCCACGTCCTGGAGGAGAAGATCAAGGGGACGCCGTACCCCTACGGGTTCGAGCCAACCATGCACCGCTACCGGCTGAACCAGCCGGAGCGGAAGAAAGAGGGCCGGACCGTCTTTGTGTGCAGCATGGCGGACCTGTTTGGCCGCTGGGTGCCGACGGAGTGGATCAGGGACGTGGTGGACGCCTGCCAGAGAGCGCCCCAGCACAGATACCTGTTTTTGACGAAAAACCCCGCCCGATACCTGGAACTGGACCGGGTGGCCCTCCTCCCCCATGCGGAAAATTTCTGGTACGGGGCCACGGTGGCCAATGAGGACGCGGCGGCCATGTACCCCATGCCCTGGGCGAATATCAACACATTCTGGAGCATGGAGCCGCTGCTGGGGCCGGTGGACATGAGCGCGGCGGAGGGCCTGCCCCGGTGGGTGATCCTGGGGGCCGAAACCGGGAACCGGATGGACAAGGTAAAGCCGCGCCGGGAATGGGTGGACCAGATCGCGGAGTTTTGCGCGGAAAACGAAATCCCGGTTTTCTACAAGGACAATCTGCGGGCCTACTTCCCGGACCTCCCACCCTCCGCCCTCCCCTGGAGCAACCAGGAGAGCGCGACAACCGAGTGGGCCGCCCATTTCATGGGCCGTTTTGAAAGGCAGGTGTGAGCCGTGGAGAAAATCGAAATCGGGTACACGGTGGAAAAAGAGCGGTGGCTGGAGGCGGCCAACAATCTGTATGAGTTTGGCCAGATCATGGCGCGGAACCTGCGGAAAATGAACAGGGACGGACGCGGACAGGAGGACGCGGACGATCTCACGGCGGACATTATGCTGGCCTGTACGGCAATCGGCTATGTGGCGGAGTTTGCCGTGGATAAATGCCGGTTTATGCCTGTGCGAGGAAATGAAAAAGGCAAAGGAAAGGGGCGTTGACCATGCGGGCGGTGCTTATGAGCATAAAACCCGAGTGGTGGAAGAAGATCCTGGCCGGAGAAAAGACCGTGGAGATCCGAAAGACTGCCCCAAAGGGCGGAGCGGGAGAGCCGAAACCGTGGCCGCTGCTGGTCCTGGTCTATGTGAGCGGAACGGGCGCTGTGCTGGGGCAGTTCTACTGCCACGGGTGGGCGAAAAGCGATTTTTGGCCCATGTCTTACATGGCCTCCCGCTCCTGTGTGCCCGTTGAGGATCTGGAGAGATACGCCGACGGAAAGCCCCTGTATGGCTGGATCGTGGGAGAGGCGGAGGCATACGACACGCCCAGCCCGCTGGCGGAGTTTGGGATGACCCGGCCGCCCATGTCGTGGCAGTACATAGAAATACCAGAAACGGAGGGATAAGGCATGAAAGAATATCTGCGGGCGGTGTGTTTGTGCGCGGCCATCGTTGTGGTGGTCCTTTTTGCCACGGGCATGGTGTGGTACGGGTATCTGGTGACGGCCGCGCTTTTTGGGCTGACGCGAGGAGAAACGGCGACCGCCGCCCTGGGGATCGCGCTGGTGGCCGGGGCCGTCAAGGCATACCGGGAGCGGAGGCGCCAGGGCGTGAGGAGAGAGGCCATAGAAAAGGCGATCCAACTGTGGGAGGCCCTTATGGCAAAACAGCGGTATGAAATGCCGCCGGAGGAGTGGCGGCGCCTGCAGCCGTTCTACGTCCTGACCGTCGAGGCGCTGAAAAACGAGCGGGACAGGGCTGCAAAACGCGGAGGAGCGAAAAAGAGCCAGGAAACCGGCGGGGGTTCGTAAAATGGCCATCAACATTTCCGACCTGCCGCCGAAATACCAGGCCCAGGCCGTGAAAAAGTACATGGAACAGCAGGCGCGGCGGGGGCTTATGCCCTCCGCCGCCGTGCAGGATCCCGAGAAGGTGAACAAGTACCGGAACACACCCACCACACGGGTGACGCCCTCCGGGGCCGTCCTCCGGTTCGACAGCCAGAAAGAGGCCCGCCGGTATGACTTCCTGATCGAGCGGGAGCGGCGCGGGGAGATCCGGGACCTACGCCTGCAGGTTGACTTCACCCTCCAGGAGGCATACACGGACACGGAGGGCCGCCGGGTGCGGGCCATCCGGTACAGGGCTGATTTTACATACCACGAGGGCGCCCAGGGGGTGCAAGTGGTGGAGGACGTAAAGAGCCGCGCCACACGCACCAGGGAATACGCCATGAAAAAGAAGTTGCTAAAGGACCGTTTTGGAATTGACATAACCGAGGTGTAACCATGAGCATGACAAGGGGCACGAACCCGGAGCGGGAGGCCGTCAAAGAGTACCTGCAGCAGTACCATGACGCCAAAGTAAAAAAGCGGATACTGGAGGAGCGCCACCGCACCCTATCTGCCGAACTGCGGGACCCGGGCGTGGGATCCACATACAGGACCATGCCGACCGCAAAAAGGCAGGCCAGGGAGGGCGGGGCCGTGTCCCTTGTGTACCGGATCTCCGAGGTGGAGGACCGGATCGACCAGCAACGGGAGGCCATGGCCAAGGCCGTCCTGCACGTTATGGACATGATCGACATACTCCCCCAAAACTCCATGGAGCGCACCGTGGTGGAAATGCGGCACATCGACTGCAAGCCCTGGGAGAAGATCGCCCAGGCCGTACACATGAGCCGGTCCCGCGTATTTGACTACTACAACGCCGCCCTGGACACCCTGCTGGCCTGTAAGCGCACGGGGAAACTGGTGGGGGAATACATGGCCGGCAAAGAGAAAAACAAGCGCGGATAAAAGATCGGACGTCATCGGACTTTTTACTGTGCTATATTGATAGCATGGAAATCGGGAGGGCACCAGGGAAACGCCTGGCGGCCCTCCCCTTTCCATACCTGAGCCGGGCGGAGCGTAGGCGCGGGGGCTTTCCTCCTTTCACCCCGCAGCGTCCGCAGTACCAGAGCGGACGCAGCCCGGCAATCACATGGCCATGGGCGTCATACCATGGGCGCCCATGGCCTCCCCTCTCCGAAAAATGAGAGGGCGCCCCCCGTTTGGGTCCTTCCCAGGGGGTGCGACCGTGCGGGGCGCGGAAGGCCCGGCGTTTTTCTCCAAGAAAATCCCTGAAAAACGGGCCGTTACGTTACGCATTGACGCGCCGGCCGGAGCAATCGGGAGGCACCCACCCCCTAAAGGGGGTGAGGCCCGAAAAAATCCAGAGGAAACGAGGTCAAAAAAACGAAATCCACCACCAGGCGGAAAGCGAAACCGGCGGGGCCATCCGGCCGGCGGCGGAAAAGGGGGTGCTGCAGGTGGCGGGAACGACGAAAAAAACAGCGCCAAAGAGGTCCACGACGCCGGCGGTGCTGACCGGGACGGTGCCGGAATGGGCCAATTCCACCGCCATCGCCCAACTGCTGGGGAAAACCACCCGGCGGGTCCAGCAGTTGACCCAGGACGGGATCCTGGAAACCGAGGTCCCGCCCGGCGGCGGGGCCAGGAAGTACCGGACCTGCGAAACGATCCAGCGGTATATCGCCCACGTGGAGCAAAAGGCCCAGGAGATCGGAGAGGGCGGCCGCCTGGCGGAACTGAACCTGAAAAAACTGGAGGCGGAGGTGGCCCTGAAAGAGAGCCAGGGCAGCCTCCACCGCCTGAAAACCGCCATAGCGGAGGGGAAATACCTGCCGGCGGAGCAGGCCACCGAGGAACTGGCGGAGTTTATGGCGGCCTTTCAAAAGTTCGCCATGACGATCCCGGCCCGCATGGCCGGGGCCATGTCCGGGTATGCGGACGCCATCACGATCCGCAACGCACAAAAGGCCATCCGCAAGGAACTGGAAACCATGCTGACGGCCTATGTGGACGCCATGCAGGCGGAGGACCCGCCGGAGGCCGCGCCGTGAGGAAGTACCGAGTAAAACCCTACAAGGTGCCCCGGTGGATGGTGCCGGCCATTGAGATCCTGCGGCCAAGGGAACGGGTAAGCACATCCGCATGGGCGGAGCAGAACCGGGTCCTGCCAAACGGAAACGCCATACCAGGGCCGTGGCGGAACAACGTCACCCCGTACCTGGTGGAGATCATGGACGCCTTTTCCGACGAAACCACGGAAAAGATCGTCTTTGTCAAGCCCACGCAGGTGGGCGGCACCTCCGCCATGGAGAACGCCATGGGGAGCCTGATAGACCAGGATCCGGCGCCGGCCATGTTCGTGTACCCTTCGGACGAACTGGCAGAGCGCACGGTGGAGGCGAAACTGGAGCCAATGATCCGCCAGTGCAAGGCCCTGGCGGAGAAGTACCGGGAGCATGACAGCAAGCGCCTGGCCCTAAAGTTCCGGGATATGATCGTCTACCTGACCGGAGCCAACAGCCCGGCCAGCCTGGCCTCCACCCCGATCCGATACCTGTTCCTGGATGAAGTAGACAAATTCCCGGGGGCGACCAAAAAAGAGGCCGACCCCGTATCCCTGGCCATTGAGCGCACAAAGACATTTTTCAACCGCAAGATCTTTATGGCCTCCACCCCGACCCTGAAAACCGGGCCGATCTGGAAAGCTAAGGAGGAGGCGGACGCGGAAAAACACTACTTTGTGCCGTGCCCCCATTGTGGGGAATTTATCGAACTGAAATTCGCACAGATCAAGTGGCCCAGCAAGGACGACGTGCCGGACCAGGCGGAGCGGGCCGAAATGGCCACATACGTGTGCCAGGCGTGTGGGTGTATCATCACCGACCGGGACAAGGCGGCCATGCTCCAGGCGGGCCGGTGGCAGATCGTCCGGCAGACCACGACGACACCCAAAAGCGTGGCCTACTGGATGAATACCCTGTATTCACCGTTTACCAGGTTTTCCGACATCGCCCGGGAGTTCATGCGGGCCAAGGACGACCCGGAACTGCTCCACAACTTCGTCAATTCGTGGCTGGCGGAGCCGTGGGAGGACACCAAACTGAAAACCAACGCCGAAATGGTCATGGAGCGGCAAACGGAGGTTCCGGCCTGGTCCCTCCCGGCGTGGACAAAACTGCTGACCGGCGGGATCGACGTGCAGGAAAATTGCCTGTACTGGGTGATCCGAGCATGGGGCGACTTTATGACCTCCCAAAACGTGGCCCATGGCCAGGCGCTTTCCATGGCGGAAGTGGAACGGATTATGAATACCGAGTTTTCCCTGCCAGACGGCGGAAAGGTCATGGTGGACCTGGCCCTGATGGACAGCGGCGACCAGACCGACGCGGTGTATGAGTTCTGCACCATGAACATGGACTGGGTGCGGCCCTGTAAGGGCGTCCCGTCCCTCCAGGGCCATTACAAGATCTCCACCGTGGACAAGGCCGGGAGCCGGGCCAACGGTATGCAACTGGTCCTTGTGGACGGCGGCAAATACAAGGACATGATCGCCGGGCGCATGAGGCGGCCAAACGGGAACGGATCCTGGATGGTGCATAAAGACTGTGATCTGGAGTATGCGGAGCAGGTCACGGCGGAGCATAAGATCACCGAGCGGGCCGCCGGAAAAGAGGTTCAGCGGTGGGTGCTGAAATCCTCCCACGCGGACAACCATTACCTGGACTGCGAGGTGTACGCGGCGGCGGCCGCCGACGTGCTGGAGGTCCGGTCCCTGTTCCTGAAAAACCCGGACCGAGCGGAGGAGCAGGCGCCAAAGCCGGCACCGCCAAAGCCGCAGCCGGCACCGGAGGAAACATGGATCCAGCAGAATGAAAACTGGTTCTGACAGGAGGCAATCATGGAACTGGACAACACAACAGCGGCCCCGGCGGAACTGCTGGAGCAGGTCAACAAGGCGATCACCACCGTGCTGGTGGGCGGGCAATCCTACCGGATCGGCAGCCGCCAACTGACGCGGGCGGACCTGGCCATGTTGAAAACCCTCCGGGACGACCTGGAGGCGCAACTGGCGGCCGACGAAAGCGGCCCCCTGCTGGGGCGCACCTACATGGCATTTTTCGAGGGGAGGTAAAGCGGTGAGTTTCATTGACAGCATGATCGCGGCCGTGTCCCCAAAGAAAGCATACGAGCGGGAGGCGTGGCGCCAAGGGCTGGAGGCCATGCGCGGGTATGACGCGGCCGGGTTCGGCCGGATCAATTCCGGGTGGAGGGCACACAACGAGAGCGCGGAGATCACAGACCGATACAGCCGGGACGTGGTACGCGCCCGCGCCCGGGACCTGGAGCGGAACAGCGACATTCTCCAGGCCGTGGTCCTGGCCTACAAGCGCAACGTGGTGGGAAAGGGCTTTACCCTCCGGGCAAGGACCGGGGACGACGACCTGAACCGCCAGATCGAAAAACTGTGGCGTCAATGGTGCAAGGCCAGAAACTGCGACGTGACCGGGGAGCAATCCTTTACCGAGATCCTACGCATGGCCGTGGAGCGCAAGAAGGTGGACGGCGGGATCCTGTTCCTGTTCCGCCACACCTCCGGCGGCGTGGTGCCGTTCAAGTTGCAGGCCATTGAGGTGGACGAACTGGACGTGACACAGAGCGCCCCGCACCGGCAGGGAAACCGTGTCGTGGGCGGGATTGAATATAATTCCTGGCGCCGGCCGGTGGGCTACTGGATCCAGCAATATGATCTGGAGGGGTGGCGCCTGCTGCAGCCGATCTACATTGACGCCAAGGACGCCTATTTCCTGAAATCGAAACGGCGGCCCAGCCAGATCCGGGAAATGTCGGATATGTCCCACACGATCACCAGGATCCGGGACGTGAACGAGTTTATAAACGCGGTATCCGTCAAGGAGCGGATCGCGGCCTGCCTGGCGGTGCTGATCAAAAAGACCATTCCGACCGGGACAAGCCTGGGGCGGTCCGGGGTTCGCGGGCCGGACGGCCGCGTGGACTACGCCGGCAAGAAACTGGGGCCGGGCATGATCATGGAAATGGGCGCTGGCGACGAGGCCCAGGTGGTGGATCCCAAGGGAGCGGCCACCGACGCCACCGCGTTCCTGAAAGTTCAGCAGGGACTGATCGGCGCGGGCCAGGGATTGAGTTATGAGGCGGTGTCCCGCGACATGAGCGGGTCCACCTACTCCTCCGCCCGGCAAAACGCCATCGAGGACGAGGACACATACGCGGAGGACACGGAACTGCTGACGGAGTTCATGTCCGAGGTGTACGAGCAATTTATTATTTCGTGTTATCTCTCCGGGGTGATCACCTTCCCCGGGTTTTGGGATAAAAAGGCGGAGTATATGGCCCATGACTGGGTGAAATCCCCGAAAAAGTGGATTGACCCGGCCAAGGAAAGCACCGCCGACAAAACCGCCCTGCAGAGCGGGCAAAAGACCTACCAAGAGATCTGCGCCGAGCGGGGCAAGGACTGGCGCCAGGCCATCGACGAAACCGCCGAGGTCCTGGAGTATGGCCGAGAAAAAGGCATTGAGATGGGAGGTGTAATTTTTGGAAATGGAACGGCAGCAGCCCAGCAGAACGCCGGAGGGCAACCGCCCCAGGGATAAGGACCATGGCACCAGGAGCATGGGCCAGATCCTTTCCCGGGAGGACCAGCCCCAGGAGAGCAGACGCCGGACAATCAGTTTTTCCAGTGAGGAGCCATACCGGCGCTTTTTCGGCATGGAGATCCTGGACCACGGGGAGAACGCGGTGGACCTGTCCCGCCTGAACAGCGTGGGCGTTCTCCTGTTCAACCACAACACCGACAAGGTGGTGGGAAAGGTGATCCGGGCCTGGGTGGAGAACCACCGGGGCATGGCAGAAGTGGAGTTCGACACGGACGACGACGCCGAAAAGATCTTCGGGAAAGTGCGGTCCGGCACACTGAAAACCACGTCCGTGCGGTACAGCGTGGACGCCTGGGAGGAAGTGGTGGCCGGGAAACAATCTGCGGATGGGCGATTTACCGGCCCTTGCCAGATCGCCCGGAAGTGGACGCCGCTGGAGGTGTCCGTGGTGTCCGTGCCTGCGGATCCCACTGTGGGAGTGGGACGGGCCGACACGGGCCAGACGTGCGCCCCCCTCTCCGTGTATGAGCGACAGATCCAAGCAAACAAAAATCTGATTTTCAACAGGAGGTAAGAAAAACCATGAATGAACTGCAGAAAGCCCTTGCCCGCCAGCAGGAACTTGTGACCCTGGCCCGCAACGAGGGCCGGGACCTGACCGCCGAGGAGCAGGCGGAGTTCGACCGCTGCCAGGCCGTGATCGACGCCGGCAACGAGGGCGGAGAG